TTTACTATTTCTTCTTCTCTTTCTTTTAATTCTTTTCGAGAGTCTAAAAATTCAAGAATTTCTCTTGAATGATTATCCTTTCCGTATTTGTTTACTGAATATCTTAGTCTTTTTCCAGATCCTAAATATCCGTCATCTAAATTATCTGTCGAATGCATTCCAATGTAATACTTTCCAGATAACATATTAGTCGTTTTGTATATGAAGTGAAACTTCTTTTCTTTCCTTGGCATAGATCTTTGTTTTTATTTATCTATGACTTAGGTACAAAAATGACTAGCGTACTCCAGATGGGACTCGAACCCATGATAATAGAATTTTAAGTTCTACGTGCTTTGCCAACTTCACCACTGGAACATGGTTAAAATACGAAAAGGTTATCAACCTTTTGCGATGATTAATCGCCGGACTTATGGAATCGAACCAACCCAATCCAGGGGTATCGTCCATCGTACTTTAGTGACCCGTCCAGGATTCGAACCTGGGACCTATTCATTAGAAGTGAATTGCTCTATCCAGCTGAGCTAACGGGCCATATTGAGGCGGTGATCAGATTTGAACTGATGTACCCAGTTTTGCAGACTAGTGTCTAACCACTCGACCACACCGCCATAAGGGATCAATAGGGGGATTCGAACCCCTCGAGTTTGCGCTCCACTATCCACGTGGTCTCGACATGATCGTGCGCTTTGATCCGTCTTATTAATCCTATATTTTTCTACCTCTATTCCAACCTAATTCTATGTAGGAATCAAGATCAATCTTTTTTATTTTCTTATTTACATAATCCTTATAAATCCAACATGTACCATATTGAGAATTATTAGATCCTTTATTATTAGAAGATTCGCTCATCTTCTTTCTAGTTTCAATAGAATGAGATCTTCCAGTCCAGTTTATTTGCGATAATGTTGCATTTCTGTAGTTTGGATCCTTCCATTTTTTAGACAATGTTTTCTTAATGGTAATTGATGCAGTTTTACTATGTTTTTCTCTTAACGATTCGTCATTCTTTAATCTATTAGCAAATGCATATCCACCTTTAGTCGCGTCTTCTATGCTGAATCCTCCATCTCCTCCAACTTTAAGATTCATACATTCAACTTTAGCAATCTCGTTTAGATTTACTATTTCTTCTTCTCTTCGTTTTAATTCTTTTCGAGAGTCTAAAAATTCAAGTATTTCTCTTGAATGATTTTCTTCTCCGTATTTGTTTATTGAATATCTTAGTCTCTTTCCAGATCCCAGATATCCATCTTCTAAGTTATCTGTCGAATGCATTCCAATGTAATACTTTCCAGATAAATTATTAGTCGTTTTGTAAATGAAGTGAAACTTCTTTTCTTTCCTTGGCATAGATCTTTGTTTTTATTTATCTCCAAGTTAGGTACAAAAATGACTAAGTGGAGCCTCATATCCGATTCGAACGGATGACCTGCTCATTACAAGTGAGCTGCTCTGGCCAACTGAGCTAATGAGGCATGTTGCGGAGGAAGGGAGATTCGAACTCCCACGACTTTTACATCAGACTGTTTTCAAGACAGTTGCCGCTACCCAGAATCTTTCGGCTGATTCCTCCGTTATTTAGTATTTCAAGATGTCAATGAACAAAAAAAGCCTGATTGAAATTAATCGATCAGGCTTTTTGAAGGTTTTATAAAGTTAAAACGTTAACTTTCTTTAAACACATAGCCTGATCTGTAACGTCTTATCGACGTACATAAACTCGTTGAAGAGCTCAGATTTGATATGTTTAAATTTGTTTTCATTTTAGTTATTTATTAATTCGTTGTAATATTATATACAAATATACAACAAAGGTTTCAATTATTTCAAAATATTTTCAAAAAAAACCTCCACCCAGTGGGTGGAGGAAGTTATGTGTCCCGATAAGCACGTATTCACATCATGCACTATTTCTAGCCGTGGTCAATGTCGACACTCGTAGATGGTAAAATGGATCTATAAGAAGTGGCTAGTTTAAGGTGCCCTTAAAGTAATTATGTTGCTGGGTTTCAATCCTTGTACATTTTGCTAATGATAGCTCTTCTCCGTAATTGACGGTCGAAGTTAAATGTAGTCCTCCTATCTATCGGAACCAACCATACTTTTTAGTTTTAAATCCTATTGCCCATCCCCGATATGCTATCCCTCTGGGACATATTCGGTTTAACCTACTGGAATCACAATAATATTTTAAAAAAGAGGTAAGTGGAATTACTAAGTTTTGAGTGTGGAACATTGCCCACACTCTTCGTCGTAGTATATCGGCGCATGGCCGACGATTGTAGCAGGAAGTGATCCCTAAGCCTCTTAATTTGTTTTATTTATTTTCAAAGAACGTAAAAAAGGGAGCCTGAAATGTCAGACTCCCTATGTATTAAATTAATTCTGCTAAGATTTCGTCTACTCTGTCAACTGAATGTGTGCATCCAGTGATCCCGTATGTAACCGTAGCTTCTTCTTTTGTTTCTACTAGTGTAGCATTTGATGCATTCACTTGGTAAGTAATTAAGTCTAGCATGTTTGGTTTTGTATCAACCATTTTAACGATTTCTCTTGCAACCGTTGATACATCATTAACTGCTCCCTCAACCCTGTTCATTGAATCTGTTCCATTCATGAAGATGTCTACAAAAACAATTTCTTGTGATTCAACATCTACAATCATTGGGATTGCATATTTACCTTTACCAACCATGTTGAATTTGTTAGCAACTGTTTTAATATCGAAAGTCTTTTTATCAGAGCTTGCTTTATCTCTAATCATCCAACCTGCATACGATTTCTCAACTTGGTTAAATCCTTCACCTCCGAAAACATATACTTGGATTCCTAGATACTTAATTCCTTTTTTCAATTTAGACATATCGATATCAATGAACTCCGATGCTCCCATAGGTGCAGATGTAATATCTCCAGAATGTTTGATTCCATCAGAAGAAAGATTAGTATATGAAACATGTCCTTTGTAGTTCATGTTTTCATCAAACTCAATTAACGATGTGTCAAAATCTGTTCTTCTTTCACTCTCTTTCCAGTAGTTGAATAATCTCAATGTTTTTGAAGCATCGAATTTAATTCTAGTACCTCTTGAGATATTCATCAATCCATCGGATTGCTTTCTCATTGATAATGGAACTACATAGTTTCTTAACGCTGGGTCAATCCACACTTTAGTGTCATCTTCGAATGTCAATGGTTCTGTGGTAACTTTAGAAACAATTGCAGCCTTTATAGCTTCGTTTAATTTCATAAGTCTTTCTGCAGTAAGACTCCCTTTCTTATCGTTAGGGAATACAATTACCTTACCTCTCTTGTTAATAATCGTTCTGAAATCTGAATCATTAATTGTCTCGAAGTATTTCTCAAGAACCAATAGATTCTTTAATTCCAATTGGTCAGCAACTTCTGCGAATCCGTCAACTACTCCAGTTTTATTAGAGAATACATCTAAAATCTCGTGAAGTTTTCTTCCGAATACTCCTGGTCGTTTAGATACTAAAGATAATACTCCAGCTAAATCTCTGGCTTTAATATTTTTCTCTAGGATCCCGTTAAATGTTGCCACTTTAGAGTTTCTCAAAGTATCAAATGCCTTGAATGTTTTTGGGAATTTGTTTTTGTGTTCTCCTGGGTGAATGAATCTCCCAAGTGTCAACCAAAGTCCTTTATATGAATTCAAGTTTTCCGCAATGTTTGAGCATTTTTCAATGTTCTCAAGTACAAATCGTCTTTGTGGTCTTGACATTTTTGGGAATTTAATATTCTCAGACAATGAAATATCAGAACCTGTGATTGCCGCGAACATTCTAAGAATGTCAGTTGGTGTTGAAACGTATTTTTCAAGAGCAACAAAGTCTCCTTTTGCCCATAAGTAATTCATCACGTAAGATTTAATCTCCTTAAATACAACTCGATTTGGATCTAAGAAATCTAAACCGTAATGGTTAATTAAGAAATCGATATCTTCCTTTAATGCTTCTTTAATAGATGATTTAGCATATAAGTTATTAGCTAAGAACTTTCTAACGTCTGCTTCGATGTCAGTAGAGAATTTAATCTCAGTCCACACTGTATGTGTATCTGAATCTCTTGACGCTTGATCTTCAATACCATCAGCGATTTCAGCATCAGTTTGAGGTCTTGACGATACTAATCCATCATGTTCTTCGACCTCTGTCATCCAATCTAAGTCATCACCAATTCCATATTCATCCATGATTTTACTTAATGTTGAAATTAAGATGTCATCGTTTGGAACATTTAATGGAAACCCTGCGAATAATGGAACGTATTTAACGTCTCCGCCCTTCATAGCAGTAAGCTTAGTGATAATTGAATCGAAGTTTTCAAGAATAGAATCATTGAATAATTCCGGATTACTTACTTTATATCCCAATTGTGCAAGTTCACCTAGGAACATTGCTCTAAGTCTTGGAGACACAGTAGCATTCGGTGTTATTGCTAGAAGTTTAGCTCTGTTTAATCCGATTTCTGTAATTCCTTTATTCATTGTATTGTTTTTAAGTTTTGTTTAAATAAAAAAACGGGGATTAAAGTGACTATAGTACATCCAAAGTTAAAGAAGGAAGCCACTTTTAATCCGCTTAAGTAAGTTAAAATTGGTAAATGTGGT